TTACGTCAACTATATCTTTAATAAAGATAATTCAGGTTGGGAGATTCTCTACACCTGGTTCACGGATGCTTTGTTACAGAAGAATGGTATTATCAAGTGCTGGTGGGATGAGTATGAGGAGTGGAACAGGGAAGAGTATAATGCTCTTGACGAGCAGGAATTCAACGCACTTATCTTAAATCCCAGTATAGAGGTTGTAGAGCATACACCCTACCAGGATAATTATGGGATGAAGCATGATGTTGTTCTATCTCGTAAGGCTTATGTTGGTAAGGTAAGGGTGGAGAATGTTCCACCGGAAGAATTCCTGATCTCCAGGGAAGCAAAGACAATAGAGGATGCACGATTTACCTGTCATAGAGTATTAAAGACTTTATCTGAATTACGGGGGATGTATCCTGATGAAGACCTTGAACCTATGGACCTTGGTAGTGGTGAGGATATGCATGTTTATGAAAATGAACTTGCCCGATTTGATTATGATGATTCCAAAGGATTACCCTGGGGCGATGGTAATATAGTTTCCAATGATGAAACATTGCAGACCTATTGGTTGCATGAGAGTTTCATGCGGTTGGATTACGATGGGGATGGCATTGCAGAACTAAGAAAGGTCTGCTCTGTAGGCCAGAAAGTATTAGCCAACGAGCCTATTGATCGTATACCGTTCGTCAGCCTTACTCCTATAAAGATTCCGCACAAGTTCTTTGGCTTGTCTATTGCTGATCTTGTTATGGACATTCAAGAAATTAAGAGTGTTCTGATGCGAAATCTTATGGACAACATGTACAACCAGAACTTTGGTCGGTACGCAGTCCTTGAAGGGCAAGCGAACTTAGACGATCTCTTAACGCAGCGCCCAGGTGGGGTGGTTAGAGTTAAATCACCCAATGCTATTATGCCTTTGGCAACTCCGCAGTTGGAACAAGCGTCATTCTCTATGCTTGATTACCTTGACAAACTGAGAGAATCAAGAAGTGGCGTGAACAAGTTTAGCCAAGGCTTGAATGAAAATGCTTTGACATCACATACTACGGCTACTGCCGTTGCTGCAACTATGACAGCAGCGCAGTCAAGGGTAGAATTGATTGCAAGATGCTTTGCAGAAACTGGTGTCAAAGAGTTAATGAAAACTATTTATGAACTCGTCCTGAAGAATCAGGATCACCAACGAGTTATAATGCTAAGAAATAAGTGGGTTCCTGTCCGTCCTGACATGTGGAAAGACCAGTATGATTGTACTGTTTCCGTAGGTATTGGGAATGGCAACAGGGATCAACAGCTTATGCACCTTACGACAATGCTTTCATTTGCCGGAGATGCCATGAGAGGTGGATTGAAGATAGTCAGTGAGAAGAATATGTACAATATGGGAGCAGCCCTTGTCAAGAATATGGGTTTCCAGAATGTTGATGATTTCCTCACCGATCCAGAATCAGTACCACCAGAGCCTGATCCACGCGAACAGATGGCACAGGCAGAACTACAATTGAAACAGAAAGAACTAGAGATTAAAGCTGCTGACATACAAGTTAAACAAATGAAAATCCAACAGGACGCTGCCGAAGCACAGGTCGACGCGCAACTCAAAGTTGCTGAATTGAAACTGGAAGCTGAACAAGGCAGAGGTGTAGCACTTGGATAAAGAATTAAGGGAAGCTAGAGCAAAAAATATACTTTCTGACGAACTATTTAATGAAGCGTTTGATACGCTTTCAAAAGATATCACGGATGCCTGGAATCATACAGGGATTCACGATACTGAAGCCAGGGAAAATCTCTGGTTATCTCTACGACTCCTTGAGCGAGTACGCCTTCATCTAACCAGTATTATTGACACTGGAGAAATGGCACGAAAACTTGAGGAATATCACTTATAGGAGAAAAAAATGGCGGATACTCAAACGAATCCCCACGTTGTCGAACAACATCCTGTTACGGGTCCAGATAGTATTGGGCAAGCACAGGAAGCAATTCTTGGACTACTGAACTCAGAAGAGCAACCAGACCAGGAAGAGCAACCGTCTGAAGAAACTGAAGACGCAGAGGTATCTGATGCAACAACAGAAGATTCTGAAACTGAAGAAGTCGAAGAAGAAGAATCGGAAGATGTTGCTGATGATGAATCTGAAGAATCTGAGGAAGAAGAAGTTGAAGATGAGGACGAGTCGGAATCCACGGTCTATACTGTAAAGGTAAACGGACAAGATGTGGAAGTCTCTGAACAGGAACTCATTAACGGCTATTCTCGCCAACAAGATTATACTCAAAAAACGCAACAATTAGCTGAGTACAAGAGGCAAATGGATGTTGCTGCTCAACAGATGCAGCAAGAAGTTGCCCAAACTCAGCAGATGCGTGCACAGTACGTTGACGCTTTAGCTACGGCTATTGACACAAACTACTCCAGTCTCCAGCAATATGCTAATGTTGATTGGGAAACGCTGAAAAGTCAGGACAGAGAGGAGTACCTAACTAAGCGTGACGAATATCGTCAGGCTCAAGAAGGTATCCAGGAGTTACAGGCTAAGGCGCAACAAGCCCAACATCAGCAAGATCAGGAGATGCAAGCACAACACCATCAGGTGTTACGGGAAGAACATGCCAAGATGGTAAGTATATTACCAGAATGGAATGATCCTAATACGCAGAAAGCGATAGCAAAAACTCTTTCAGAGTTTGCCTTAGGTAAAGGTTATACTCAGGAAGAACTGTCGCAGTTGGTGGATCACCGCTCTATACTTGTTCTTATGCAAGCTAAGGCTTATGAAGATATGACCAGAAAACAGCATGAGGTTCGTGCTAAGAAAGTCAAGAATAAGCCTAAGTATGTGAAGACTAGAGCAAAGCGAGAGAAAGGTGAAGTGAGTGAAGGCAAACGTGCTGGCAAAATGAAACGTCTACAGAAGTCAGGCCACGTCGATGACGCAGCTTCGCTACTGGAAGATTTACTTAAATCCTAATAAGGAGAAACAATAATGGCAATTGCTACAAATACGTCGCTGACGTATAGTTCCGTTGCGATTCGTGAAGCCTTATCTGACGTGATCTACAACATCGCGCCTATGGATACCCCCTTTCTGTCCGGTTGCTCCAAACAGAATGTAGATAATACATTCTTTGAGTGGCAGACAGACTCGATTACGGCTGGCGCTGTAAACAGAAAAATCGAGGGCGACGACAGCATTGCTGCCACCGCACGGGTACTTCCTACGCGATTAGGAAATTACTGCCAGATAAGTCAGTACGTGAATCAAACATCAGGAACTGATGAAGTTGTAAACTATGCCGGTCACGGCAAACACCAGGCTTACCAGTTGGCTAAAAATGGCAAGCGCATGAAACGCGACATGGAAGTTATGTTGCTTCAGAACATCGTAAGAAGTGCTGGCAGTTCAACCGCTGCTCGTGCATCTGCTGGTGTTCCTGCTTGGCTAGCTACCAACTATGTGTCAATGAATCCGACATCGGGTTCTCCGACTGCTGGTGCATCAGGTACGACCGCGATGGTAGAAGCTACGGCTACTGCGTCAATCACGGAAGCAGGCATCAAAAATGTCATAAAAGACACTTATGAAGCCGGTGGTGCTGCGGATATGATCCTATGTCCTCCCACCATTAAACAGGCTATTTCCGACCTAGCACAGTCTGTATCATCTCTTAGAACTCAAACTAAGGGTGATGCACCTGCACATGTTGTGGCTGCTGTCGATGTATATGTTTCCGATTTTGGAACGTATCGCATCGTCGCGGACCGTAACATGCACAGTACAGAACATGTCTTCTTCTTAGACATGGACTTCTGGGCTGTTGGTTGGTTACGTCCTTTCCAGACTGTCGAACTTGCGAAGACAGGTGATGCCATCAAGCAGCTGTTGCTTGCTGAATTCGGCCTTGTTTCCAAGAACGAGAAGTCTAGCGGTATCCTTGCAGACTGCAAGGCATAAGTAGGTATCTAAGGGGGTGGGGCAACCTGCCCCCTTCTTATGCGCGAACTAGAAACAAACTGTCCTAATATAAAGGATGAATACGGCGGGAAAGTAGTCTTTCCATTTGGGCCGTGTATTTATCAGAATTTCATTTCTGAGGAACTGAGGAAATCTCTTCTAAAAGAAGGGAAGAAGATTCGTAATAAGGATCACGACTATAATAAAAGACTAGCCGGTAATATGTATTTTGGTGGTTCTTACAATTATGGTAACGAGTATATCGTAGAGGTATTTCCTGAGTTTCTCAAGATTCTTTTCCAGTGGTTTGACTTTATGGTTTACCATTACGATGGTGGGCGTATAAACTTTGCGCCAGGTAAGGAAGATTTAGAAGTAAATCTGGATACTCTCTGGATAAATTATCAACGAAAATATGACCATAATCCTCCACATCAGCATCATGGTATTGTTTCTTTTGTTGTATACCTAGATGTACCAGAGAAGATATTTAAGGAACAGGCCGAGTCTAATGTACAGGATGCTGGTAAGATAATCTTTAAGTATGGGGAGTCTATAAGTCCACTTAGTGTAAACATGTGGAATGTTACCCCAGAGAACAACTTGATACTTATGTTTCCTGCTACTCTGGATCATATGGTTCATCCATTCTGGGTAGATGAGGAGCGTATCAGTGTATCTGGAAACTTTACTTTAACTGACAGAATTGTACTAAGTCAGAACGGAGCGTAAATGAAAAATACAGACAAGGAACTTGAAAAAGCTGCTGAAAAGATGCTGATTGGTAAAGTACCTAAAGATAAGGCTAAACCCAAGGAACCTACTGATGCAATCGGTTGGCTAAAGAAAGCATATATTGATAACGATCCTAAAGATGGGTCACCGAAAGTAGGAGACATAGGCTATGTCTAGTAGAACAGTTCTTGACCATTCTGGTTATAGAAGGACCGACCTGCACGTTGACCATTCTGATAATAAGTTTACAATTAATACTGTGCAGGATGCTCAACCTATTATAGATGAGAATAAAAGAAGGTATAACGAATATGGTGATAAACTGTCCGTTGGCAAGCGCGGAGAGTGGCATCATGCAGCATCTATTCCTCATAATATATGGGAACAGTGGATGCAAGATACGAATGGGGCTATTGAAAAAGACTCCAAGTTGCTTGCTCGGTATCTTAATGATCCCGATAACAAATATTTCAAAGTAGCACCAACTAATATATAAGGTAAAAAGATATGACTGACTTCATCGACCTAAGCAACATTTTTAGACCTGGGACAACCCATACATTATCCGCAACGACATCTAGTGGTTCGACCGCAACTTCTGCATTTGGAGCGGACACAAAGATAATTATGGTAACTGCAACTGCTGCTTGTTTTGTTGCTTTTGATCCAGATCGTCCTGCTGCAACATCCAGTACTTATATCGCAGCTGGCACACCTTACTTGTTTCGTGTAGGTGCTGCAGCCCAGGGTTCAGCGATTACTGGTACAGGCACAGCATCAGTTTATATTACTGAACTGGCTAGCTAATGGCGATAAACACTTACGCCACGCTCAAGACGGCTGCTGCCAACTGGCTTGATCGGTCGGATTTGGGTGATCGGATACCAGAGTTTATCGCTCTTGCTGAAGCCTTGTTCAACAGAACATTGCGGATCAGGGCTATGGAAACTACTGTGGCGGATGCTACTCCTAGTGGATCAAAGGAGGATGCTCTACCATCAGGGTATCTTCAGATGAGGGAAATCCATCTTGCGACTAGCCCTATTGTATCCTTAGCTTACATTACTCCAGAAATAATGTACAGGATAAGAGCGGGTAGTACAAGTGGAAAGCCTAATAGCTACACGATATTAGGCGATAACGTACTGTTTGGCCCAACACCTGACAGTGCTTATGATTATAGCATGACTTATTATAAATCATTTACTGCTCTTAGTGATGACGATACTACTAATTGGATAATACTAAATGCACCTGACCTTTATTTGTATGGTACATTGCTTCAGGCAGAACCATTTTTAATGAATGATAACAGGGTTGCATTATGGGAAAGGGCTGTACGTCAGATTATAGCTGACCTACAAGAACAAGATAATAAAGATCGGCACTCAGGTTCTGAGATGCGGGTTATGAATACAGGTGGGTACTACTAATGGGACTAGAAAGCGCAACATATATTGATGAATTTGTAAGTACAAATCCACTTGCAGCGGATAACGTATCGCAAGGCGATAATCATCTTCGTCTTATAAAGGCTGTTCTACAGGCATCGTTTCCGTCTGTAGATATGGCTGTGAATGCTATCCATGCTTCATCTTCTGCTCCTGCTGTAGCAATTACAGCGGGATTGGTCTGGTTTGACACTAGTGCTAATGTCTTAAAGATAAGGAATGAAGCCAATGATGCCTGGGTTACACTAGCAGTTTCTCCTGTTACTTCCAATAGTGTAGATATAAATGCTGGCACAGTAGACGGCGCAATAGTTGGTGGCAGTTCGGCTGCAGCAGGAACATTTACAACGCTGACAGCAAATACCTCCCTAACAATGGCAGAGGATGCTACCATCATATTTGAAGGCGCAACTGATGATGCCTACGAAACCACCCTGACCGTTGTAGACCCAACGGCAGACAGAACTGTGTCTATACCAAATGCTACTGATACCCTGGTTGGCAAGGCGACTACAGACACCTTGACAAACAAGTCTATAGATTTAGGTACTAATACATTAACCGGCTCTCTTGCTGAGTTTAATAGTGCTTTACAAAGTGAGAGTTTCGTATCTCTAACAGGATCAGAAACTTTAACTAACAAAACCCTGACAACTCCAACATTAACAACGCCTGTAATTAACACGGGTGCGTCGTTGAAGAATGGGTCTTCCAGTGCTGGTTATGCAGACTTCTATGAAGATTCAGATAATGGTACAAACTATGTCAGATTAATTGGGCCTGCTTCTACAGCAACTGTGACAGTTACTCTTCCTGCTGCAGCCGATACTCTTGTGGGTAAGGCAACGACTGATACTCTTACTAATAAATCAATCGATTTAGGGACAAATACTCTCACTGGTTCGCTAGCAGAATTTAATACGGCACTACAAAGCGAGAGTTTCGTATCATTAACAGGCTCTGAAACCTTAACG